ATAACGATACCAGGCAAAGAGTCACGCCAATATGCTGATTCAGAATCGTATGTCAATGGGACTATCGAGTTGCGGGACAAAGTAGAGAAATCAACCTTGGCAACCCGCACAAAAATGACTAAGCTTCGGGAGCTGAAAGAGGCAAACGAGGATCAGGTTAACAAGATCAACCCTGAGCATAAGGCCAAGTTGCTTGGGGATTACCAACTGCGCTTGAAGAGACTGGGCGCACAGCTTGAGGAGAAAGAAGATGAATCTAACGGACTGGGAGAAGCTGGATAAGGAATACAGGGAGTATTGCCAGCAGTGTCAAACCACTGGCAAACCCCCTGTTGATTTCCACACTTGGCTACTAGGCCAAGATTAAGCCATCAAGGTATCCAAGGCATGTTGTGTCCGTGCAATGCGGTCATCCATGCCATGGGTTCCACCATTGATTCGTTTGGTCAAGGTGGTCATGTCGTTGGCATCAGCAAACTGATTCAACTTGTTCTTGTTCCAGAACCAACCTGCTGACAGGGCAGCGTACATAGGACTGGACACTTGGTCTGGATCTTCTACCAGGTCAACACCCAATGCTTCACCACATGCTGTGTAGTTATCCTTGCCAGTCAATTGGATCAAGCCACGACCACGGTACTTGAAGCCCTCACCAGATTCCTCGTCACCATTGCCCATGCGATCAGCATAGACCTTGTTGGCAATCTTCTCTGGGTTGCGGTGGTATGGCTGGGCAACGTCCAATGATGGGAACCGCTTAGGCCAAACCTTAGTCAATCCTTCTGCTGAGTAGTTGAGGTTTTCTTTGAGCGCAGTGAATCCAGCCGACTCGTGAGCGCACTGCCCCAAGAAGCAAGCTTGTCTCTCAGGTGTGTTAATTTCAAACCGATCAAAAGTTTCATTGATTGCATCTATCCACTCCTCTGCTTTTACTGGGGTCATCTTCAAGGCTTGCGCCAGTTGCTCTGCGTTCATGGGGTTCCTTTCATGGTTTGGTAGGCTTCGTTGTAGGCATCGATACAGGCGTTGAGTTGCCTTGTGTTGGCATCTCCTTGGTCTGTGATGGCGACAATAGATTTAGCAACCTCTCTGTCAAGTTCGGCTGTTGCTTGAATGCTATCTCCGCTGGCAGGGGTGGGATTGTCGGTGGCTTGTATGGTTGGGCAGGTGGCTTTGACAGGGATCCGCAACCGCAAAGTACCAGAGTCAATGTCAGCATTGCGCTTTTGAGAAATAGTTTTTGCATGTTTTTCAGCTTTCACCAATTGATTTGCTTGCGCCTGGACAGCAGTGACAAGCGCCTGTTCTTTGACTCGTGCCTCTTCGTTTAACCTAGCAATCTCTAGTTGCTGTCGGTCAAACTCATCTGCACCGCCTTTGAGATAGCCGCTCGTACCTGCACCAAGAACAGCTAGGACGATACCTAGCAGTACCCATGGGTTGAACAAACTCATTCCTTGGCTTCCAGTTTAGGTTCGGGATCATTGTCAGTAGCCTCCGCTTTGGCAGTAGCCGTGGCAACAGCAGCAGACACAGCCTTGCGGCCAGCCACACCACCCAGCACGCCAGTGCAAAGCAGCATGATGTCGTTAATCATCTTGGTGTAAACCTTGTCAATTGGCGCCATAGATGACATGGGCTGGGTGACGAATGTCACAGAATAGATGAAGCTGAAACATGAACCCAACAAGATGATGGAGATCACGAATATCACCCAAGCCCACACTCGTGCCTCGATCTCTTCTGGGGACAGGCGATTGTTTGGTTTGTATCCGATGGTTGCCATCACTTGGACTCCTTCTCTGGTTTGGTAAGTTGGTCAGGGCATGTGCCTGTGGCGGTGCAAACAGGAGGCTTGCATTCAGTTAGCTCCCAGTTCTTGGGGTCTTGGCAAGGGTAACGAAAGCGATCTTCACAAGCAGTCAGCATGATGCAGACCATGCAAGCAAACACCCAAGTCGCCAGAACTGATATGTCATGTCTTGTCATTTTTACGTTTCTCCTGTTCAATTTCACGCCTCATTTTTTGAACCTTCTCTACCTCTTGTTTGACCTCATGCTTGGCCTCCAAGATGTCGAGGTAAAGCATTGCACCAAGCGGGAGAAGCAGAGCCACCAACACACATGCAGCGATCCAGCCCATCAACTCTTCCCCCAACGACTGACGAGGTTGAACCACAGCCACAGGTAAAGGAGGAATGAAGTAGTCGCTACTACTGCCGCCAGCTTTGCTTGCAGGTTTCTTTCCTCTTGCCTGAGTTGCCATGCTGCTTCCCGCTTTTGTGCCTCCTGTTTCAGCCTTGCTTTTTCCTGTTCCTCTGAGATGACATCCTTCATCTTGAAGACCTCGCTGTACAGAGCGCCCATCTCTGGCGGTGACTGGTACACCATGGTCTCTCTGATCGTCACCACCAGCCTGTCCATTTCTTGCTGTGCCATCACTCTCTTGAGCGCAGCTTCCATCAAGTTCTGATCTGGGTCATAGACTGTCAGGCTCTTCTCTTCTTCCTCCCTGATGTGTGCAGCCAACTGCTCTTGCAGTCTGAAGAACTCGGTCAGGTTTTTGACGATGTCAACTTTGACTTGAGTCTCGTCAACAGCGACATAGGCAGACTTCTTAGACTTGACAGCAGGCTTTGCAGCTTGAGCTTTAGGCTTGCTACCAAAGAACGCAAGGAGCTGGCCCCAGAATCCATGAACCTCTTTGCCAATTGCAATGACTTCATCAGCGGTCTGCTTGATCTCAACGAAAGATTCTTTAGCCTGCTTGTAAAGCTCGCACCCAGCTTGGATCTGTTTGACCAAGCCAGCCGCAAGTAGGCAGATGCTGATTGGATCCACATCACAGCTTCAGCACCAGAGTCAACAACATGCCAATGATGGCTGCACATGAGCCGATCAGGATCTGCTCAATGCGCTTGAGTCGAGCGTTGATGCTGTCGTAACGCAGCTCACACACGGCTTCGTGCGTGTCGAGTCTGGCCTCAAGCGGGGTCACCCTGTCACCTCATCTGCTGGCTCTGGTGTGTTGCCTTCAGCCAGCCAAGCAAGTGGTTGCATTGCTTTCTCCATAGGCCAACCAGCACAAAGCCGTGACCTTAATGTTGTAGGTTTCATTCCAAACTCTCTTTCCCATTGTGTTCTGGTTTGACGCTTGCCATCCCACTCAATAAATACATTTGCTCTTGTATTGTTTGCCTGTTGCTCACGGGTAGCCCACCGACAATTTGCTTTGCAGTAGTTGCCATTCACATCAATGCGGTCAAGGCTCATGCCCTCTGGCACTTCACCCATGTCAGACAAGAAGTTTTCAAAAGAATCCCAACGCTCATCGTATGTAATGCCACGGCATGAATAGTCTTGGTTGATGCGGTTGCAACGGTTACGCATAGCCATCCACAGCTTGTATGTCCGTGATTTGGTCATTCCATGCGTGATGTTGGACTTGCCAATACGCTTGGCGTGTTCACACCCACAAGAGTTAATATTGCCCTGCACCATATCAGTAGCAGGTATGTTCTTTTGATTGCCGCAATCGCACAGACATAGCCACCAAGCACCGTTGTGCTGGCGTTGCTTCTCCCCCAACTGCAAAACAGTCAGGCTACCAAAGCGAAAGCCTTGTAGGTTATTCAGTGGCTTGCCCATTAGGGACTTCCTCATCTGCGCCATAGACCTTGCCGCCTTCAGCTTGGTACTTTAAAAAGGCTTGGTAGTCGGTGTTGTCGGGGTCTTGTGGAATCCAAATACCATCAGAGCAAAACACCATGTTTCCGTCTTGTTTTGTAATTGGATCTAGCGTCAATTTGTATGTTGTCATTTATAGCTCCGCACTAATTTTTAATGAACCGCTGTTTGCATCAAACCATGTTGCAAGCCCATTTGCTCCAGCTCCCGGTGTAATCATACGAAACTGGTTTACTCTACCTTCAAAGGTCAATGATGCATTGGCAACGGCTTGATTTAATAGTGTCCCGCCAGCAGAATTAAAATAATACTGTTGAATAGTAAGATCTCCAGAAAAAGATGGATTTACTCTCAATGGAACTTGTAGAAAAATAGAATAAATATTTGAAGAAGAATAAGATACACCAAGCACACTAAATACGGTTGAACTACTCAAACCCTGATAATACCGCTGGCAAAGCTGAAGCTCAGTGCCATACGGCCTGTAGTCAAAGCTCGTTGCTGTTGAGCCTTTCTCAAGCTGGACACCTGTGATGTAGAAAGTGGCTCCGTTTGTGCCGACTACGCTGGTTGCGCCTGTGGCTGAAGCATAGTTAGCTCCAGCCCATGCACCAGCAGTTCCAGAATATGTGGAGCCAACACCCAAACCAATTGAAACAGTGATGCCAGTGCCATTGGTAGTTAGCCAAGTACCAGATGTATCACCAGCAATAGTTATTGATTTCTGCTCCCAAGTATTTGCAGTTGAAATTGTGTAACTAAAAGGATAAGAACGATTCCCAGCAGAGTTTCTCAAAGAACCACCAAAAGTTCCCGTCAAACTAGAGCGAACCCAAAACGACAACGTAACAGTTGCAGCGGATGCTGTACCCCATGCTAAATCCGCTACGTTAAAACCTTCAATATTTTGAGCCAAGTTAAAAAAATCAGATGTCAAGATAGAGTACGCAGATGATGATGTGACCCCAAGATAATTAACAAATCCTGTTGGCGGTGTGACTGAACCTGCGTTTTGTTGAACGGTCAGTTTGCTGTTTTGCGAAACTGAGCATGGAGTCCTATCAACGGCATAGCCAACTGCTGAAGTTGTAGGCGTAACACTCGCCCCCGCATTCCTCTGGTCAATAACCATTGCGCCGTTGATGATGCGGTTGCGAAAGCCCAGCGAGCTATCAGCAATGCTGCCTATGTTTGCAAGTGATGCTGCTTTTCCCATTATGCGTTTCCTTTCAAAGCGGCTACGTCTGCCTGTAATTGGGTGATGGTGTTCATTGTTGCTCCGCTTTTTCTGCTGGAGAAAGTTCAATTATCTTTATTGGCTCGACAATTACTTTTCCGTTTTCATCAGTCCAATCGGTGTCGTACATATGCTTATCTTTGCGTTCACCAATCACCATCCAAGAAATTGTGTCGGTGCAAGTATTGTCTTGCGCTTCAATCGTAAGTACATTACCTGTCACACTACCACGCACATGAACCCAACCTGTTTCATTACTTGTAAAACATTGCACTTCACGGTTTAATAAAACAAACGTTCCTTCAGTCATACCACTAACCGTGTCGATGTTCACGGATGCCGTACCACCATCTAAAGTGACCTTGCCACGATAAATATTGTCTGCTTGTGGCCCTTCAATAAATGAATGCACTAAATCATGTGTTTCCGCTAATTCTGGAAGTGGATGCGAAATCCTGAAAGAGCCAGAGCCTTTTGATAATGCTCCAGATATGCTAACGCTACCATTATTATTAAATCTTGCTATAACACCAGTTGAGTTATTCCATACGTCAAACTTCCCAGAACCGGGTACTTGAACATACCCTGTAAGCGAATCGTATTGCCCCAATACAAACTCTGTTGGGTCAGTAACATAGCCACTGCCTGAAAGTCGCAATTGAGGACCGTTTCCATTAACGTGTAATCGTGATGAAGGCGAAGTAGTACCAATCCCCACATTACCAGAGGAGTTGATGGTTGCAGAAACGCCTCCACCTGTGATGAACTTCATTGCGTTTGATTCAGAGCGCAAACGAACATTTCCGCTTGTTGTTCCTGTATCAACCATCAATAAGTCTGCTGTGCTTGCTCCGCTAGTCATGCGAGCGTTACCACCCGACACATCCAACTTAAAAGCTGGCGAAGCAGTACCAATCCCCACATTGCCGCTTGCATCCTTGACCAAGCCTCCATTACCGACATTCAGTGTGTCAGTGGATGCGTCACCAAGGATGACATTTCCGTTGGCAGTCAGCGCACCAGTGATGGTGACAGCGCCATTCACAGTGCCACCGCTCACAGCACTCAGCGCATCAGCAACTGTGAAGCTCTTGAATGCAATGATGTCAATAATGTCGCCAGTACCAGCAGCAACAGTCAGCACAATGCTTGTGCCGTTGCTGGCGGTGTACTCAGATGTGTCCAGCGTCACGCCATTGCGATGCACAGCAATGTTGTTGACCGTGTAGGTCAGTGTGGCGGCGGCAGCATCTGCTCCACTGAATGTAGTCTGACCGCTTGTGGCTACATAGCGGAAGCGCAGCAACGATGTAGCACCAGCAGATGTGGCTGTGATCCAGCTTGCGCCGTCATAGACCTTCATCACGTTCTGGGTTGTGCTGAAGTACAAAGCGCCAGCAACCAGCGCATTGCCATCATTGTCTAACGTGGGGTCGCTTGTCTTTGTGCCAAGGTAGCGGTCATCAAAGCTGTCAAGCGCAGAGGCCGCAGCCGCCGCAGAACTTGCCGCAGATGTTGCACTGCCACTGGCGGCAGTTGCGCTGTTTGACGCATTGGTCGCCTGTGTGCTGGCTGTGCTTGCTGATGCCGCAGCGTTTGTCTCGCTGGTAGCCGCATTGCTGGCAGATGTGCTGGCAGCAGACGCAGAGTTGGATGCATTGGTAGCCGATGTGCTGGCATTGCTGGCTTGGGTTGTCGCAGTGCTTGCAGATGCCGCAGCATTGGTGGCTGATGTAGATGCACCGCTGGCACTGTTGGATGCGTTTGTCGCAGAGGTCGATGCGTTGCTGGCCTGAGTGCTTGCTGTGCTGGCAGACGAACTTGCTGCAGATGCAGAGCTGGATGCCGAGCTTGCGCTGGATGCCGCAGCAGTTGCGCTGTTGGCAGCGTTGGTTGCATAGGTTACAGCATTGGCTACATCTGCCGCACTGATACCAATTGCTGGATTGCCGTCAGCATCAAAAGCCAATGTCTTGTTTGCACGATCTGCCTTGCGTGGCAATATCATGTTGATGGTGGTTGGGTCTGTTTGTGGTGCTTGCAATGCCCTGTTCAAACCTTCAGCATTCTGCTGGGCAAAGATGGTCTGCTGATCCATCTCATCGTTGACAGTGTTGGCAAAGAAGTCACCACCAGTCACAAAGTCAGTAGTACGCTGAATGGTGCGGTTACCAACAATGGCAATCTGAGTAGCACCAGTGGGTGCGGCTGTCAGAGTGATAGAACCTGTGCCATTGCTGTTGATAGTGACTGTGTAGTTTGTGGTCAACGTCAACAATGTGTCGTCACGATAGACGGCAATGTCGGTGTTTGCCAGAATCTCAAAGGTAAAGGCGTACGGCCCAGTACCACTGGCTGTATATACCACTCGGCGTGTTACGTTGGAAATTGGGATCGCCATGATTTATTCCTTTGCGTTATTTTATGTACTATTCGTCAATCTTCCAAATCCAAAGAAAGCTCACGTTTTGGTAGCTTGTATTTGCGGATTGCCAAATCTTTGTTCTTTTGGATTTGAGCTGAAAGGTCTGGATACTCGGCAGCAAAGCCAGGATTATTTACAGCGGCTTCTTTAAATTCACTCTGAATATTTGACAACTTGGATGTAATACCTTCGTATGCTCCATTTGCCATTTCTTTTCTGTGAATTGGATCGTTCAAAGCCTTGCCAATTGCGCCTTTGAAGTTCTGTCCTTCGACGACAACATTGTTCATCATCAACAGCAAATCAGAATATTCATTGTCATTCAAGCGAATGTTGGCAATTGTCCTGTCAGGCTTTTTCAATGGCATACCCTGGCGAGCTTTAGCAATCTCTAGAATCTTTCCTTCAACTTCATCTAATTCACCAACAGTTCTATTGAATGGCATGATCCAATACAGCGCACTGTTTGCGCCAGTCTGAACTTCTTCTCCCCACAGGTTGCGTGATGGCTTGATCTTTTCAGAACCAATTGGAGTTTTTGCCAACCATGTTCTAAACATGAAATCAAAATATCTTTCTTCTGAAGACAGACTGGGATCAGGAGTTACTTCACGTTTTGTTGGGTCAATAGTGTTTTCAATCTGACGTAACAATGCACCTGCTGGCATTGGAATTGGCGTTACACCACCAACCATACTGGTTGCAACACCACCAAAGAATTGAATTGCGGCTTGATTAGCTTGATCACCTTTTGGATTTCTACTGACCTCTTCAATCATAGAAGTGAAGTCATTGACTCCTCTCATAAAAGGCAATTCACCAACATATTTAAATGGCATCAATGCTGAATACAAAAGCAAATCTTGGTAGTCATCATCGTCATCTGCACCATATACAGAACCAATCTCTGCTATTGTTGCCGCAGAACCCAACATTGCACCAATAGGCTCAAGACCAGCATAGCTTCGGTAAATAGTTTTGCCATTCTCATCAACACCCATTTTTATTGAAAAAGGTTGCCATCCAGTAGTTTCACGCAAGAATTTTCTGCGTTCAGGATCACTTGGGCCAGCGCCAGTAATGTCACCATTCAATGCTAATGTATATGCATACCCCATAATTGCCGCACCAGTGGTTGCTTTACCAATAGCCATTTGTCGGCGAGCGCCACCAGCAGCATAGTCATCACGAATTTCTTTTATTGCAAGTTGCATGAAAGGAGTTCGTGCAAACATTTGCTTTTGCATGTTGATAACGCTTTTAATAAATGGAGCAAGCATAGTACCAACTGGCCCCATATCATTTCTAATTTTACTCAAAGCATTACCAAAACTTCCAAGGTCTGACTGTAAAGTTCCTTCCAAAACAGCTTGATTTACTTTATCAATAATTCTTACGTCAGGAGATGAAATCTGCAATGCCATGCCATCTAGGGCTTTTTCTGTATCAACACCACTTTGAATAGACACAAGCGCATCACGAGCCGCAAGTCTTTTGGTTTCCATTGCAGCAATCATTGCTTTTGAAAATTCATCAACGGCTTGCATTGATCTAGGAACAAGGCGTATGGCTTTGCCCAAATAATCAACAGCAGTAGCCATTGGACTTTCTGGGTCAGCAAATAACTTTGCAGAAATAGCTGGATCTGGCGTTTTATCTACATCACGACCAACTTTGTAAACAGGGGCATCTGTAACAAAAGACTGAAACCCAGCTTTCAATCCAGTTGGAATGCTGTGGAAGAACGTAATCATTTCTATGACTGCTTCTGCGCCATATACCTGATCTGATCCTTTGCTTCCAAATAAAGGAGTGCCAATTCCCTTGTCTAAAACACGACCAACAGTTGACGCAAATGTAGTATCAATAGAACGAACTGCTGTTAACACAAGGTTTCCAAACAACGCACGTTCAACAGTTGCTGGCGAAGACATGATTGAAAAGTAATACAGCTCTTTCCATACTTTTGCAAATTGCTGTGAAGTAGTCCCAGCCAAATCAACAAAACGTGCTTGTTGATCAAGCGCAAGTGTGCTGTATATGTCAGCCATGTTTTTTAAATTTGCACGTCCTCCCATTTCATTTAGCAATGTGTTGATTTGGTTTATATCAACCAACCCAGCACTGCCATCAACAGGCAAACGGAATGAACGCAAAGCTCTACCAGCTTCTGTTTGCGCCGCTTTAATCTTCATTTGAATAGCGGCATGAGTAGACAGATGGTTATAAAACTCAAGCAACAACTTATCATCTTCAGTGCCAACAGGCATTGATTTGATTTTTGCTGTTAGATCATTTAAGTGATTTGCAGACTTAACAAGCAAATGACGACCAGCAAGCAATTGCTCTGCATTCATTGTTTCGCCAATTTTCAAGCGCAACACATCAGGCAAAATATTTAGTCGAGTAGCCATGTCATTTAAGGCTTCATCAGATATAACGCCACGTTTTGCTATATCTGTTTCACTTGCAATCATTTTGCTTGTCGCATCAATGATCTTGTCAATGTCTGTTACATCTTGAATTTTGTTGAAGTTAAAGTCAATACCAATGGCTGGAACCTCAACGCCATTTAAAAACTTATCAGCTTGTTCTGGCGTAGCAGTCTTAATAACGCCAATTGTTTCTTCATATGTAGGAGGAACAACCTCAACAACCTCATCTACTTTTGTAATGGCCTCTTGGATTTGTTCAATTGTTGCAGGTGCAATCGGTTGCTCAACAACAGGCTCACCCTTTTTGCGCTTTGTTTTAATAGCTTTCTTAACAGCTTGTACAGCGCCAGGTATGCTTTTCTTTTCAACAGCAATGGCAGCATCTTGCACAGCTTTTTGTGAAGCAAGCGCAGCAGCATCATCCATTGATGTATCTACTTTCTTTGTGGGAGTAGTAATGGCCTTTCCAATTACTCGTCCTGTCTCAAACAAAGCTTCTAAACCAGAGCCTAAACCAGCAACTTGCACATCTTCTTGCTGTGGTTGCTCCATAGGATTAGCCATGTCAACTTCAGTTGGCTCATCTGTAGGCTCTCCTTTTGGAAGCAAACTATCAAGACGTTGCTGAAGACCTTGAATAGCCATTATTTATTCTCCATATCTGGTTGTGTTTCGCCTGTTGTAGTTGTAGCAGCTGTAGCAGCTGTAGCGGCAATTGTCTTCTTGGCTTTTGCCATGGCTTTTGCGCCTTTGATATAACCACCAGGGGCTAAGAATTCACCAACGGTTTCCATAGGATGGTTGCCTTCTCCAACTTTGCCTACGTTTTTGTCAAGCCAAACCTTAACATCTTCTGTTTTTGGCAGTACAGTTCCTTTGGGAACATTTGCACCCATGGCATTAACAATTAAGCGAGACAGACTTTCTAGATCACCAGGCAATCCAATAAACCCTTGAGTAGCACCTTTAACTGGAGCTGCCAATGTATCAGCCAACCCCATAAAAGCTTCAGACATAGGCGCATCTGTACGAGCCTGACCAGCTCCGCTTCCACCCATAGCCAGCAAAATTGGTCTACCAATTGCGATTGATTCGCCATGTGGTGCGTTGTAGTACACCACTTCGCCGTCATCAGTCATCTCAGTTGTCAACTCAGGATCGCCCATGCTTGCACGTTCTAACAACCCTTGGCGCACACCAGGCGTTGCCATAAAGTAATCATGGTTGTAAATGTCTTCAATTGATGGGCGTTTTGTGATCATTGTTCACTTTCTTTTTGCTTTCGCATATTTTCTTTATATGCGTCAACAGCCGCTCTTGCGGCACGAATGCTCACACTATCTGCTTTTCTGGCTACGGCTTTTGTAAAAGCCGCTTCAACAGCAGCATCATTATTTAAATCAACACCAACAAGTTCTCGCAATTGTCCCGTAGCTACTTTTGCCTCATCTGTAGCTACTATTCCGAAGTATGGAGCCATAACTTTTTTGGCACTAGCCGCAAGGCTC